CCCCGCCGGGGCGCGCACGGTTGCAACCGCGCGAGTAACGCGGGTGGCCACGCCGCGCGATTATGCTGCGCTGACTACGGTCAAGGCGTTTATCTCGCCCACGCTGTTCACCTCGACGGGCAGCGATTGGATGCTGTCGCGGCTAATCACTGCGGTGTCGCACTATATCGATGAGTACCTGAGCCGGCACTTGATGGTTCAGTCTTACATCGAGGTGCGCAACGGCAACCGGCGCGAGTCGATGCGCCCGCGGCAATACCCGCTGGTCGGGTTGCAAGCCGTGGCGATCAATGGCAACCCCGCGGTGGCGGCCACTGGCGCCACCGATCCGGGGTATGTTTTCGACGACAAGTTCATCTATCTGCGCTCCAGTGCCGCGGCGGGCGGCGGCGGTGCCTTCTACAATAGCGGGCGCTTCGCGCCGGGGTTCAAGAACGTCACCATTCAATACACCGCCGGCTACCTGACTCCCGGCCAGATCGTGGTGGGCGCGCTGCCCGCCTGGACCGCGGCACACCACTATGTGAATGCGGACCAAGTGCTGCCGGGCAATGGTTTCATCTATTCAGCGGTCACTGCCGGGATTTCTGGCAGCACACCGCCGGCGTGGCCAACCCTGGTCGGGGCGCGCATCGCCGATAACAATGTCACATGGGAAAACGAGGGGGCGTGGTCGGTGCCGCCGACAGGGGCAGCCTTGCTTCCTGAAGAAGTGACCATCGCCACCTGCATGCAGGTTAATTATTTATTTGCCATTCGCACGCGGGCGGGCGATACCTCGACCGGCGAGGGTCCACAACGTGTTTCGTATATGGTACGTGACATGCACCCTGCGGTGAAGGCGATATTGAACCCGCTGCGCAACATGGTGCTAATCGGAGATTATGCGTAATCAAGGAGATTGGTGGTGAAGGAGTTTGCCCAGCTTTGGAACCAGGCTTTTCTGGGGGCGCTGATCCACCCGCCCAAGGGCGACTTTTGGATCGGCATGGTGTTGGGCGCAGTGTTGGTGCCGGCCTGGAACCCGGCGGCGACGACGCGGTCCTTTTGGGGCGGCTTGGTGACCTACCTGGTTTTGTTCGCAATCTTCTTGAAGATCCTCCGCCTGGTGCTGCTTTATTGGTTGAAGGCGCGCCATCATGGATGATGGGTTTCGTTGGTGTTGGGGTGAAGGCGATGATCCAGAGCGCTTTTTTGGTCCTTACCTTTCTCGATCAGAGGCGGAGCAAGTGGCCCGTGAAACCATGGAAGGCGCGATGGGGTGGCTGACGCTTTTGGAAGGGCGACTCGAAAAACTGATCGATGACATTTTCAGCGCCGAGCTGCTCTTTGATGATTTTGCCGACCGCAATGCCGACTATCTCGATCCTGATGTCGATAGATCGGGATTGGAAGAGGCGACCGATAGGCAACGCCGTGAATTAGAAGAAGCACTCGCCGAGACTTTGCGAAATTGGCGAGAACGCCACGGGCTTGGGTATGTGTGGGCGTTTGCTGAGACCCGGAACCGACAAGTCATAGCGTTCCCCCAGGTGCGCGGAGAGCCGATCAATGGCGGCGATTGAGGTCACCTATGAGGTTAACGACGCGGCCATCAATTTTCTGGGCAGTCGGCTGGAAACGCTGGCGTTCGATGAGATCGCCCGCACGCTTACCATTTTGCTGTTCGATTTGGAACGTCACATCAAGGAGGTGACCTACCCCCGCTCGGGGTTGCATATTCGCTCGGGCGACTTGCAACGGTCGATTCGCGCGCAACCAGTCGAGCGCACGGCGCGCAGTGTGGTCGGTCGGGTGATCGCCGGACAAGGCTTGGCCTACGCCCGTATCCAGGAATACGGCGGCACGATTACGGCGAAGAACACTGAATTTTTGGCCATCCCGCTGGATGCCGCCAAGACGGATGCTGGAGTGGCGCGCTTCGCGCCGCGCCAGGCGGAAGGCGAAGGCTACAAGACTTTTGTTGCCAAGAGCATTATCTTCGGCAGACGTCCTGGGGAAGACGCGGTGCCGTTGTTCCTTCTGCGCCGATCGGTCAAGATTCCGGCACGTCCGTATATGCGTCCGGCCATGAAGGACTTTCAGCCGCGGATCCTTCGCGATATTGCACGCGCCGTGAACTTGGTGGCGTCGCGCATCCCGCGGTAGGAGGGGGCCTTGATCATCAACGAACGGCGTTCCCTGAAAGAGGCGCAGATCGTCGCCATGCGCGACTCAGGGGAATCTTGGGCCTCGATTGCCGCCGCTTCCAATATCACGATATCGGCGTGTCACTATTTATATAAAAAGAATACCACTGGCAGTGTCGGCGCCAGCCGTCCTGTGGTCTATGACCGCACCGCGCGGCAGTACCACCCGTGCTTGCTTTGCCACAAGGAAAAGCTGCTCGGTTGGCATTACTGCGACCGCTGCCGTGAGCGTTTGTTCGCTTTAGACGCTGGACGTTATACCGAAAGGGATTGATGGCGATGGCCCTGGGGCGCGAGCAGATTTACGCGACCATCGTGGCCCAGCTCACGCAAGTGCTGCTGTTCCCGGCCGGTCCGTTTCAGTATATCGGCCGGCGGCCGGTGCCGATCGGCACGCTGGCATTGGAGCAATACCCGGCCTTGATTTTGATGGAATCGGCCGAAGAGTACATGCGCCACACCCTGTTCGCGCCGGCCAAGGTGATCCTGACGATGGTGGCGCTGATCCAAGCCCTTGATGGCGTAGTGGCCAACGAAGAGAGCGTGGCCGTGTTGAACAACCTGGCTGACGCGGTCGAGGATGCGCTGCAAAGCTACTGTGGCCCGACTGCGCAGAACGTGCTGGGCGGGCTCTCGCAACGCGCTTGGATTGAGGGGCGGCAGAACGTGATCCCCGCCAGCTACCCGCAAAAGTTTTCAGAGCAGTACATCAGCATCAAGATCGTGCTGCCACACTCACGTTGATTGGTTATCGCCTCAGACATGAAAGACGCACACAAAGGGCCTAGAATGCAAGGAATGATTTCGCCATACCGTACGAAGTTGTACCGGCTGATCGCCGTGCGGCGCCTCGCGAGTACTGACAATGCCTGTGCCTTGGCGCGTGAGCTCGGGATCAACCCACGCACTTTGTATAAATGGCGTGCGGCGTTCGCCCAGCACCATGGACAGCGCTGGCGCGATCCGGTGTGTTCAAATACTTTGCGGCTGAAAAGGAGGCCCTCATGTCCGGCAGCCCCTACGGCGATGGCACCCTCCCGGTCACGGTCGACCCGGCCGCTTGGTCCGGCCGTTTCTACGACCCTCCCATCAGCCTCGACCCAGGCACCCTGATTGGTGAGATTGCGGCGCAACTGGCCGCCGGTTTGGCGCAACTGAGCACCACGCCTATTCAGGTCTACCTGTGGCCCAATTTCGACAAAGATACCTGGTGGGCGGGCAACGATCCGGCGTTCGCGATCGTCGCCTATATGGGCACTAAGTTGGGGCCGCCTCTTTCGACGAATGCCATGTTGCAGTTACGGACGATCGATTTTTCGGTGATCCTGACTACGCGAGACACTGCTTGGGCGGTGTTAAATGGTGCTGATTCGGTCTACCCAATCATCCACAATATCGAGGCGGCGCTGACTGGGTTTCAACCGACTGGCTGCCGCAATTCCTACTTTGGTGGAGAGGCATTCCGCGAACGCGATCCCGAGGGGCAAACTTGGTTGTATGCGCTGGATTACCATGTTGTGACTTTGCTGCCGATGATGGTGCCGCAATACATGCTGATCAATTCGACCCAGATTTCGCACCTGGTCAATGACTCACAATCGGCGACAGCCACACCTTACACGGTGGTCAGTGGGGGGGTGATCTTGCCGACCGGCCAGGTGACCACGGCTGTGACTGATGCGACGACCGGTATTGTCTATAAGCCAGGGGTGGATTACATTGTCAACGATCTCACCGGCGCCTTGGCCATCACCTCAACAGGAGCACTGACCAACGGCACCAAAATCCTGGTCTCGACCACGCCGGTACTGGATACAATTACTGTCCCCTGATAGGGGTTACTGCCATGGCGGCCAATGTGTTTGACGACCATCTGTGGAAGCCGTTTCACGAAAAGCAATACGACCTGGTTTTGCAGCGAGTGGCACGGCACCTTGATACCACGCGCGCTGCTGATGCCATCCACATTGGCGGGCTGGCGCTGATGCAGCAAGATCGGGTGACTGATGGCATCAACTGGCTGCAAGCCAGCGTGGCGCTATTGAAGGGCAATCCCGATTGGTTCAGTAACGCGATCACCGCCACGGCCAATAAGAAGCGCTACGACGCGGCCTTGATGTTTCTTGACCAGGGTTTGGCCTTGTTCCCAGACCACATGCGTCTGCGCTATTTACGCGCGGTAATTTATACCTATGTCAGCCGTCATGATGAAGCGTTGGTTATCCTTGACCAATTGATCGCCGAGCACCCGGAATATGAGGAACTCTATCTGACTCGCGGCTACGCGCTGCACATGCTCTCGCGTTTCGACGATGCTCTGGCGTCCTACGCCAAGATCAAGCGCACCACGCCCGAGCAGTATGAAGAGCTGCTGGTCAATCGCCATGGCGTGTTGATGGACTTGCGGCGCTGCCAAGAAGCCTACGATCTGATCAGCAAGAATTTCCCTACTACCACGCATCCGATGACGATTTATAACAACTCACTCACCGAATTGGGCTTAGGCCATTGGCCGCAAGCCTGGCACCATTATCGCACACGGCCACATGTTGGGTTACCGCCCTTTCTGCCGCGCGCCGAACGTCTGGAAGACTTGGCCGGCAAAGAGCTGTTTCTGTTTTGCGAGCAGGGCTTCGGTGATTGCATCCAGTTCGTGCGTTATGCGCCGTTGCTCAACCCCGCTTGCGCGCAGATGACCATCGGCACACCGCCAGCCTTGATGCGTTTGTTTGAATGTTTGAAAGACCCTCGCCCCTTCAGGCTGCTGACCACCGGCTCACAGTTGCGTCCGCCCCAGCCCAACCAGCCACAGATCGCGCTGCCGTTGCTGGACGCGCCTGCGCTGTTGAACACCACTGTGGCGACTATCCCCAGCGAGATTCCTTATTTCAAGCTGCCTCGACTGACGCCAAAGTGGCAGCGCAGCGATCCTCGGCCGCATATTGGGGTGGTGTGGGCTGGTGCCTCGCGTAAAGACGATGCGCGCGCATTCTCGGTCGATCAGCGCCGCTCTGTGCCATTCGAGATCTTCGCCAAGCTGCTCGACGCGCACTGTGATGTGGTGTTCGTTAATATGCAATTGCCGGGTCAGGCTGGTGCCCACCCGCGGATGATCTCGGTGTTGGAGCGCGGCTTTGACATGCTTGATACTGCGCTGATTCTTGATCAGCTCGATCTGCTGATCACCATCGACAGCTCGTTGTGCCACCTGGCCGGCGCCTTGGGCAAGTCAGTGTGGATGCTGTCACGCTTCGACGCCTGTTGGCGTTGGTTTTGGAACGGCGAGACGGCCTCGCCGTGGTACCCGTCCATGACGATCTATCGGCAACTGGCCCACGCCTCTTGGCCCGCAGTGGTGGCCCGAGTGGCGCACGATCTGGCAACCACATTCGGGTAAGGAGCCCCCTCACATGGCCAGTACTTTCCTGCACGGCGTCTCGATCACCGAAGTGTTGGTGGGGGGCGTGCCGATTACGGTGGTGCCGGCGGCCGTTATCGGTCTGGTTGGCACGGCGCCCACCTGGGCGGTGCCGTCAACCTCGCTGTTCCAACCTCCGAAGCCCAACGTGCCGACCTTGATTGGGTCCACAGGGCAGGCCGGCGCGTTCGGTCCGATGATCCAGGGATATACCATCCCTTACGCGCTGAACCACATTCAATTACAAGCCACGTCGGGCGTCTCGTCGATCGGCCAGACCATCGCGATCAACGTTTTCAACCCGGCGGTCCACAATACGGCGGTGGTCTCGCAAGCGCTGACCATGCCAGCGAGTGGCACGCAATACGTCAACACCGGGCATATGGGCTTGGTCGGGCCGGGGTTGAACGGATACGCGGGCGGCACCACGGTGGTGCTGAAGAACGGCGCCGGATCGACCACCTATCTCGAAGGTACCGACTTTACAGTCGATTACATCAACGGCATCATCTTTACCAAGTCGGGGGGTGCAATTACCGTTGGTGAAGCGCTGACTGCCAGCTATTCGTATTGCGATCCCAGCAAGGTAGCGGATGCCGATCTGATTGGCGCAGTGACTATGGGCGTCTACACTGGTATGCAAGCCTTCCTGACCTGCACCAGCTTGATGGGCTTTACTCCGCATATCTTGATCGTCCCGGCCTATGCTGCCGGCGGCACTGGGGTTGGTAGCAAGGACGCGACAGTGGCCACGGCCATGATCGCTCTGGCAAGCACCATCAAAGCCTTCGCGTTGCTGGACTCGACGCCCGCCACCACGGTGGCAACTGCGCTCAGCAATCGCAGCAACGTGGCAACCCCGTTCGGCACCGCCAGCTATCGGGCTGTCTTGTGCTACCCCTGCCTGGATTTTACTGATCTCGGTTTTGTGCCTACCGGCACTACGATCAACACTGCCGGCGCGGTGATCAACCAAGTGGCCAACACCACGGTCGATGGGCCGCTTTCCGCCTGGGTGGCGGGCGCTTGGAGCAGCCAGATCGTCAACAGGGGCTTCTGGTGGTCGCCGTCGAATGTGACGCTCAATGGGCCGATCGGTCCTGATGTGCAGATTTATATGTCGTATACCGATCCCCAAGCCGACACCAACACCCTCAATGCCGCCGGCATCTTTACTGTTTTGAACATGTTCGGCACCGGGTTGCGCAGTTGGGGCGACCGCTCTGCGGCCTACCCGACCTATACCGACGTGTCGACCTTCCTACCGGTCCGCATGGTGCTTGACATCGTCGAGTTGTCCATCCAGCTCGCCTCGCTGCAATTCCTTGACCAGCCGATTTCGACCGGATTGATCAACAACGTGCTGTTATCGATCAACGGGTTTTTGCGCGACCTTATCCGGCAGGGCGGCCTATTGCCTGGCAGCAACATCAGCTACAATCCTGGTGATAACCCGCCGCTGTCTCTGGCGGCCGGTATCATCACCTTCGCCGTCAACCTGATGGGGCCGCCGCCGGCTGAGCACATCATTTACAGCTTCGTCGTCAATACCGCGCTGCTGGCCAATATCGGGCCGGTGCAGCAATCGCAAGCGCTGACCGCGTAACGGCTCCGCCCGCCGCGGCACTGACGTGTCCCATCCCCATAGGCAAGGAGTCGGTCCATGACAACCATGGTTGTCTCGTCGTTGTTTAATGCGAACGTTTATCTCAACGGCAACGACCTGCTCGGTCGCGCGGCGGAGGTCGAGATTCCGCAGCCCAAGCAACTCATGCAGGAATACCGGGGCATGGGCATGATTGGGCGCATGGAGATCCCGGTTGGGATGGACAAGTTGGATGCGACCATCAAGTGGTCCTCGTTCGATCTGCAAATCCTGATCAACACGACTGCCTCTTTGGCCAACGCGACCATCTCGGTTATGGGTGATGTGCAGGTACTTTCATCGGCCGGTGTCTCGGCCGACTTGCCGGCCATCATGAACATGACCGGGATCATTCATGACCCCGGCCCCTTGATAATCAAGGCACAGGCAAACACCGAATTCTCGACCAAGATGACGGTTTGGCATGTCGAAACGTATTTGGAAGGGTTGCAGGTCTATTTATACGATGTGATGTCAAACCAATTTATTGTCAATGGCGTGGACCAGCTCGCTATCTTTCGTGCGAATATAGGCGGCTAAATCGAGACGACTGATCGTTTCGATACTACTGTAAAGGAACTGCAAAAATGGTTGAGATCAATGTCCCGGACACGGCCAGCACCGTGGACGTGGAATTTACCTTGCCGGATGGCACGGTGGTGGGGATGCGCGAGCCGACCGGGTATGACCTGACCAAGGCGTTGAAGGCCATCCCGGCTAATGCGGCGCCGACCGATCAGACCTACGCCCTGATTGCTCAGGTGAGCTTGTTCAACGGCAAGCCCAAGCGCTTTGAGGAAGTGCGCGCCATGAAGTTGCGCGTGCTCAATCTCATCATGCGGCACTTCGGGGGGTTGGTGACACCGGATGCCCCTTTGCCCGAGATGGGACCGGAGGAGGAGATGCCCCCAGAATCCTTACAATAAGTAAGGCGGTCCTTGGTGGGCTGGTGCAGGCAGGAGTGCCGCCCGCCGAAATCCACGCCATGAAATACCGGGATCTTTTGTTCTGGTGCGAGGCGCTAGAGGCGCATGGCCAAGCCATCGCTGAACGTGTCGAAGCACAGAATCAAGCCGGTCGGAGGAAATAGTGGCTGAAGATACCACCACCGCAGGCATTGTCGATCTCGTTATCCGGGCAACCGATGAGCTATCGGCGCCGCTTCGTGAAGTACAAGATCAACTCTCGGGCCTTGTGGCGGGGTTTGAACAAGTTGCCACCGCTGCGGCGGAACTTTTCGCGGTTTGGGAGACATTGAAGCATATTGTTGGGCCGGCCATGGCCATCGAAGATGCCATGTCTCATTTAGACATGGCAGGGGCGTCGGCGGATCAATTAGCGCTGGCTTTGCAGCAGGCCGATGACGCGGCAATGGCGTATGGAACGTCGACCATTGATAATCTCAATGCGACCACGGCGGCGGTGCGCAACACTGGTAACATGGTGGTCGCGTTACAGCTCCAAGCCAATGCCCAAAAACTGGCTTTGGTCACACAGGGTGATGTTGCGGCATCAACCGCGCTTCTGAGCCAGCAATTCATGGTCTTTGCTGATCGCACCAAGCCGTTGGCGCCGCAGCTCGATTTGATCTCTGATAAAATGGCGGTCATGCTGACTCAATTTCCGGCCGGCTCGCAAGCCTTGCGACGGTTTCAAACCGAGATGTTTCAACTAAGCAGGTCTAATGATCTGGTGCATACGAGTATGGATCAGATGCTTTCGGTGGCTGGTTTGTTCGAGCGACTGAACCCAGGCCGTGGCGGCGCCATGCAAGCGATGTTGGGTCTCAGTCAAATTTTCGGTACTGCCAAGGGCAAGAAAGACTGGTTTGGTGCCGGGTTTTCCATTGCGTCCGATGATCAAGGTAAGACGATCGATCTGCTTGAGACCGTGCACCAGGCGATGCTGCAACATCCCCAAGATTTGGAAAAGTTTGCAGAGGCCCATGGGATCATTGGCAGTTTGCTTGTGGAGATGTCGAAGCACTATCAAGAATTGGTGGACGATCAGACTAAATTTGCCAATGCCGGCGGCACGCTCGATATCGATGTTGGCAAAGCACTGACCTTGCTATCTGCTCAATTGCGCCGCCTGACATCGGCTTTCAACGTTATTGCGGAGCATATCGGCGCGGTGCTGATTCCTCCGTTGACCTTCATGGTGCGGCTCTTTGCTGATGCCACTGATGCGGTTATCGCGTTCGGTGAGCAGCACCCTATTATTTGGGATATCGCCGGCGCCGTGACCGCGATTGGCGTGGCAGCATCGGCTACGGCGGCAACTATCGGCTTGATCAGCGTGGCGCTGCGGTTCATGGGAGGCGCTCTGGCCACGTCAGGCTTGGGCATGCTGTTGAATCCCTATGTTGCGGCGGCCGTCGCGGCCGCGGTCGCCATCGGCGTGGCTGCTTATGAGATTTACAAGAATTGGGATTACATCAAGCGCACCTTCCACGACGGGATGGATGATGTGCGCTTCGTCATGGGCGGTGTGGTCAACTTTGTTCAAGATCCAATCCCTGCGGTGCGGCAGGCAGCTCAGGCTTTGGGAGATGCTTTGAGTCCTCCCGCAGATTTGGCCAACCGTTGGCGGGCCCTCGACCCACTTAGTGGTGGCGGAATGGGCAACCAGGAAATTATCAGGGCCTTGGCACAGAAGACGGGGGATTACGGAGACGCGGCAAAGCGCTTTTCGGCGGGAGATTTTATCCAAGAGCCTCCGGAGCATTTGAGCTTTATGCAGCATCTCGCCAGGTCGCTTGAAGAGCTGCAAAGCACGATGTTGCAGTTTCATGTTGCCTTAGATCCTGATTTTATTGTTCGGTTTGGCAAGGCTTGGGAAACGTTGCAAGCCACCATGGACCCGGTGTTTGAATGGTTGGGGAGCAAGCTGGACTGGTTAACTGATAAATTCGAGCCTCTCCAAAAAGCCATTTTAGGTTCAGCGCGGGCGCTGGGGGATTTTATTGGTCAGCATCTTCATGATGCCGCGGCTAGCTTAGTGCCGCCGCCCTTCATGATGCCTGCACTACCACAGACCATGTTCAATGGTCAGCCTTTGCGGTTCGATTCTTTGCTGGGCCGCGAGTATTCTTACCCAGCAGAGACAGGGCGCCGTAGCGGAGAGGCTGCTCCATCGGGGCCGGTGACCTATAGCCCCACGATCAACTTGACGGTGACTGGGAGTGGTACGCCCGAATCGGTGCATGGCGCCGTCACCGATGCTTTGACGCAAAGCCAAGACGCGATGGCCCGCATGATGAAGGATATCGAGGCGGAGCGGGCGCGCACCAGCTTTGCGCCTTTGAGCTACGGTGAACACTGATGTCTGGTGCCGCGTCGCCAGGTTTGGTGCTGCTGCCGCAGTGGCGAATCCTCTATGGTGGATCGCAAACCGATATTACCAAAGATCTGGCCACTAATTTTAAGGAGCTGCGATTCGACGACGAGATCGGCAAGAAGGCGACGTCGCTCAAGCTCTACTTTGCCAACAACCTTTCGACGGCCACTCAGTTGGGCATGGAAGCGAACCCGCCGGGTGTGGGGCAAAC